ATGGCATGGTATGAAGTAACCGGAACAGTATCAGATATGGTTATGGCGGCGGCTGCTGTTTATGCAGCATCTAAAGCAGATGATTTTTTCCGAGCGAAAAAAAATGAAGCTGCACTGAAAGCTGCAATTACTTTGTATGATGATGTAATGCCAAAACTTTATGAAAAAAATAGAAAACTAATTTTTAAATTCAGTAAACTTGAATGGTATGCAACATATATAAAAAATAAAACCAAGCCCTCTCAAGATTTAAATGAAAACAATAGTGAAATCTTTTCATCCATTGCTGAAATACAGAATTACTGTGATCTTATGTTTGATTGCCACAGAAACATAGTAAGCTCAAGAATAGGTTTTAAGCTCAAAGAAAGAAAAGATTTCACTTTAATAGTCGGGAGAACAAGTTTGCTTTTAGCAAAACTCACATCGCTAAAACACATTCATGATGACATAAATACTTTTGACAAATACGCAGAAGAAGAAGTGCCTTACATTAGGAACACTTCAAGAGAAGAGTTAATCAATGATTTTTTTGAGAAAATCTACCAAGTAAAAGAATCACATGACCATTTACATGAAGTAATCAAAGTATATGGAAGCCCTTCAATGACAGCGGATGAACACTTTAGAAAGAAAAGATTTTTCGAAAAGTAGTAAGGGTTGTCGCCCATAGAGGTTTGCAGAACACTCTTCCATTTAGGTTAGGGCGACAATGAATGATATGGCAAATTGACTATTTTTTAAAGCTCAATACAAGACGGGAGCCTTATGTTTAGTGAATCCTTTCAACAGTTCTTAATCGAAGCATCCTTAGCAAGTTCATCGATTCGTGGGGGATTAACAGCCCTCAACAGATGCACCATTACAGATAAAGGTACTTTCTATAGTGCATTCTTTCCATTGTCTGTTGGGCTTGAAAGATTTTTTAAGATTATCTACATTTTGCAGTATATGGTAAACAACAACCTCAATAAGCCAGAATTTAAAGAAATTAGAGCGTTAGGTCACGACATAAGATCGTTGCATAAAGCTGCCGCTGATATTGGTAAAAATCATACAGAAAACACATCACTATTTGATCTTAATGATTTGCAGTCCGATATAATTAACATGCTGTCTGATTTTGGTGATCAGTCAAGATATTATGTTTTAAATACAATTACAAAAGCAAAAAAGAAGACCAACGATCCATTACAAATGTGGAACGACATAATTGACTCTGGTTTTTGGCTTCATTTTTCTGAAAGTAAAAGAAAGAAAGTAGTCGATAATGCAATAAGCATCGTAGATAGGTCAGGAGAGTTTACCTATTCTCAGTATTTCAGCTTAGATGGTTTTATCATGTCAGAAATTGATTTTATCGTTTTGGACTGGAAAATAAAAAATGTTTCGCCTTGTATAGTTGCTGAAATCATTGCCCTTTTACAACCCTATTACACCTTGTTATGTAAACTCAGAGAGAGCATTTTCATTATTGATCAATCCAAGGGAAGCCGGGAACAACCAGTGCCTTACTTTGAAGAATTATTCCCATACCTCTTAGAATCCCCGACAAGAGCAAAAAAACGCAAAAATTGGCTCCAATGAAAAAGGGATACCGTATGGTATCCCCTCTTTTACTTCCCAAATTTGTGTATATAGCTTTGAATCTCTTCTTTATCCGTCATAGTACCGGCAAGTAGTTCACTTTCCATTAAACGCCTTGTGTACAGCCCGTAGCATAGCTTGTTAGGCTTACCATGAAGGTACTGAGAGCAATCATAATAGTACTTACTATTTCTGTGTTCCCAACGTCCTTTAGAGTAATCTGGCTTCTTCTGAGAGACGTAACGCCATTGCAGTACAGCCTTACTTGCCTGTGCATAGTTTCCTTCTGCAAGTTTCTTTTTCACTGTACTGTTATTCGCTGCGTTTATACCTGCGTTATAGGCGAAATCCAAAAAACCTACAGTTGTTGAAACTGGCATTACTGGCAGATTGTTCAGTACTATTGTGTACTTATAAAGCGTCTTATCAAGCAGTACATCACACTCTTTTTTTGTATACTCTTTCTGTATGGCTTCTGTCATTTGTGGAACATAGCCATAACAAAGAGTCGTAATACCAACAGGATCTTTATACGGTGAGTAACTACCGTTAGGATTCATCGATGGTAATCCTTCAAAGGTTACTACGCTTGTTCCAAACAGAAGTATTACCCCTGCACTTATTCCCTTAATTGTGCTTTTTATATCCATCCATAGACTCCGTTTTTAATATCTTGAAGTCAGTTATATCAGTACAATCATGAATCTTTCCATCCACTACTACACATTGAATATAACTAATTCCTTTCGGCTCTGTTTGTTTACTATTGTGTACAAAGAACAGGACAGAACCGATAACGATAATAAGTGCGATAACAATCTTTTTCATATAAACCTCTCATAAAATTAAAAATCAGGAAGGGAAGTTATTTTCCTTTCCTGATATTATTTAATGAATTAGTGCAAAAAAGAGGTTCAAATGAAATGAGTTCATTGTTCTTTTTTATCTTTATAGTACTTTTTGATCTTCTTATACCAGCCATATGAGAACTGTATGAACTTAACTAAATTCATCACGAACAAAAGTACTGCACCAATAGCGAGAATGATTGTCACCCATCCACCTAATGTAACTCCCATGAAAGCTAAGTTAGAAATTTGAGTACTTGTTATTGCTGCTGCAATACCCTGATGTGTTAGTTGATCAGTAATACATGAACCGTATACTGTTATTGCTGTAATTACTTCTTTATCTGGTAGCATCCCTGCCCCCTGGTTAAAGGGGTAATAATTACCCCTGTAGTTTGTTATTATTATCCACTGAATCAAGATATGCGTTAACCCCGTCACTTAGCTTTGAACTATATGCCGCGTCGTCTAATCCCCTCCATCTTTGGACAAGTTTGTTATAATCGCCGCCATTTTCTGAATCTAAAATTTCAATGATCTTTTTGGCAATTGAGTTATATGTTTTTCTGAACTGTGGAGTACTACCCATAACGCCTTTCTTACCGTACCCAAAAGTAGGATCATCAGGACGTGCAGCCATAACCTTAGCTTGATCGATAAAGTTATTAGCGTACTCAAGTTCTTCACTGGTGAAGTACTGCGGGTAACGGGAAACCATATCCTGCATCAAACTACCGGTAATCTGAGCTGGGCCATAGGCAGTACTTGTACCACCTACAGTACTATCCGGTTGGCCTGTACGTATCCACGGATCTTTAAGCCCGCCAGTTTCAGCATGAACAATACCGTTATACAACGCCTCGTTACGTAGACTGATTTCAGTTTGAGTACTTTTCTGTGTTTCCGCTTGAGGTACTTCTACAGGCTGAGGTACTTGAACAGGTTCAGATACTGATTGAGGCTGGCTTACAGGTTTTTTAGACTGAGTATCAATTGTACTTGCCCCACGTCCTAATGCCTCCGTTGCGGTCATACTGTTGTCTATCACCTTCTGAATCATAGGTACGTTTTTACGTGCAAGAGCCTCCATATCCTTTTGAGATAAAGAGTTCCAGTACTGTACAGCTTGGTTGTATGTATCAATATCAGCCTGGCTTGCATTACTACCTGGTGCTGTAGTTTGAGATACACGTTGTGCCTGTAGCCGTTGCATCTCTTTCTCAGCAAGTACATCAGTCATGTTCTTGCCCTTACTACTTTTCAGATAGCTTTTGAGTGCTAACGATTCTTGTACTTTTGCAGCGTTATCAGGCTTAGTTAACCAGTCAATGTACTGGCTCGCCTTGCGGTTAGTACCGCGTAAGCCATCAACTACACCGTCAGTAATCGCTTTTCTGGCTCCTACTCCTACCAGGTGTCCAGCAACATATCCGACAGGGCCATGTAGGACTCCGCCGAGTACGCCTGACGCCCAACCGATACCGCCGCCTAAATTCCCATACCAGAATGGGCTACCAGGATCTTTAGGTTTAGCTCGGAGCTTTGTAATATCAGCAGCATCAATTAATGCACTGTTAATAGATTGCTGAACAGGAGCATAAGGAATTTTACTACCAGCACTAATCAGTTCATCTGAAGCAGCACTTTGTACATCGGAGTTACGTAGAAGTTTGGCAAGAGTACCAAAGTTCATTTCGCCTGATTTTTCAGCTTCCTCTAATGCACGGTTACGAACTGCGGTACTCAAGCCCTGCCCTAATTTAACTGCGTTATTGCTTACTGCTGGACTGTCTTTAGTGGCAATACGTCCAAGTACTGAATCCTTGACATTATTAGTGTTGAACTCACCAGATGTTCGATTGAACAGTTTGTTTTCAGCAGCCTGTTCATTAGGATCATTGGCAATTTTACTTAGTACTGATTTCTTACCAATAGCATTTACGCCATCACCATAAAACTCATCAGCTTCACGATATAGGCTACCGGCAGTAGGGTTAATACTACTGATCGTTGCATCCGCTTCCTGTTTCAATCCAGATAGTACTTCACGGATAGCATCTCTGCTTGTGTACTCGCCCTGACGAAATGCAACTTCTGCTTTATTAGTTAGAGTTCGCTTCCACTTATCCAAATCTTGAATATTATGTAGATCGGCTTTGTTGAAGTTCTCAAGCGTTCTACGTACTTCAGGAGTAAGGTTCACATCCCCCATTCTTTCATTTTCATCCAAATGGTACTGAGCTACTTTCTTAGTAGTAGGCATCTTCAGTTGACTAACCTGAGCTTGATCCAGTAATTGCTGTGCTTCATTCGCCCGTGCTGTGTAGAGCTTTGACGCCTCTTTATGAAAATCATTACCTAACGCAACGCCTGCATTTTGAAGCGTATCTGGTGAAACATTCACATCATCAATAGCACCTTTAATGGCATCACCACTATCTGTAGCTGCATTACGTTGTGACCAGATTGAATCATCCTTGTTGAGTGCCCTACGTTCAGCATTGATGTAACGACTACCTGTATCGTTGAACACCTGAGAAGGTACAAGTAATGAGTTACCTGCATCATCAGTAGTTGCAGCAGTAAACGCTTTCTGTGCTTCAGCACGTGCAGTAGGATCGGTAATGTTGCTCTGAGTGATGTTCTGTACTGTATCTGGATTAGTTTTATCGCCGTATCTGCGTAACATGGCTGCGTCTTTAGTGATACCAAGTGCAGGTATATCTAACCCTAAATCAGCCAGTTTATTACCGATACCAGAACCTAATGCAGTTACGCCTTTCACAAGATAAGGTGCTGCTGCACCACCTGCTGCCCCAAATCCAGCACTTGTAGCCAGTTCACGGCCATTAAAAGCATCGCCAACAGTTTTATCACTTGCCGCTGCATCTGCTGCCTGACCAGCTAAAGTACCTCCAGCGGTTAATGCAGCCCCGATCCCCAAACGTGCCAGCAGCGATGTACCACCGGTTACTGGTAATGTTGCCGCCAGCGTTGAGTACTCTGCGAGATCTTTTGCATCTTTCCCCATTGCCAAACTACCCGCCAGATCAACTTCATCCATTGGGTACTGTTCAGGGTTTTGAGCCTTCAGTGCCTGAGCTTGTGGTAAGTACTCTTCAATTTGTTTTTTACGCTCCTGGAAAAGTTCTTCTTCATCTGGATTACGATTTTTACTTTTTAAATCTTTGTACTGCCCTGCGTAATCGAATGATGTAGCTCCATCCCAAATAGCACCGTTTCTGTCTGTGAATTTTTGTAGTACAGAACGATTATCAGCACCTGTTGGTGAACCTAATGAACCATCTTCTGCGGCCTGATGTAGTGCATTTTGAGCATTAGTTAACTGAGCATCGATAGTACTGGCAATATCAGAGGTAGGTAATGCATTTGCAGTAAAATCATTATAGACAGTACTTACATCATCACCATTCTGTTCAACCTGTGGACGAATTACTTTATTAAAATAATCTTCAGCAATTGCACGTTGTGTTTCAGGTGTCTCGTTTAGAAAATCCTGACTGTTTTTTATTTCTGACCATGACTTAGCCATATATTCACCTTATTATTAAAATTATTTTTAGGCGGCTATTAACCGCCTTTTCAGGATGATTAATAGCCGTACTTGGAACCGAAATTAGTACTTGAAGAACTGGATTTAGCAGGTGCAGTACTCACAGGTTGACCACGCTTAGTTGCGTTAAACTGTGTTGTATATGCCTGAATCTTTTCCAGTGAGTTCTGTAGTGCTTGAGGAGAGGTTTTATCAAGTCGAGGCATTGCAGAAAAGTACATTCGTGCCTCTCTTTCAGTATTGATTCCCGAGGCTCCTAATGCTTTAGCATTAGCAACACCACCAGTTAACATATTACCGTCAATACGTTGTGCTGCTTTGTATGCTTCACGTTCTGCATCAGAGCCACGTAATGAACTGTTCCAGTCGGCTAAAGTATCCGAACGCCCTGCTACCTGACCGGTAAATGTATCAACGTTACCTGCTTTGATAGCATCCTGAAGTTCTCTAATGTCACCGCTCATCTGTGTTTCTGATGCACTTGGTAAACCGCTTACTTCTTTAGCATCCAGTTGCTTCTGCATTTCTGGGCCTGCTGGCTTGTAACCTGTGAACTGCCCTTTGCTATTGAAGTTTGGTACTTGCCATACACCGGTACTGTCTTTCTTAGGTGCGTATTCAGTACTGTCAGGCGTAACATTACCTTGTGCCAGACGTTGTAAACGTGCGGCGGTTTGTTCTGTTACTCGTTGATCAGCTATAGAACGCTGGTTATCGATACGCTGAGTACCTAACTGTACCTGTGCCTGCTGCCACGGGGTTAGTTCTTGTTGTTTGAGTACTGAGGCATCACCAGTACTTTGATACTGCTGTACGCTGTCTGGTGTGTACTGGCGATACAATGAATCACGGTATGCAGCTTTATCATTCCATGCCTGTTCTGCTTGTCTGTCTTCAAGCTGCTGCTGCCTTGCCAGCTTCTGCTGCTGGGTTCTGCTGATCTCTTGTCTACGCTCATCCATCGTCTGAGCGTAGGCATTCATGCCACGTTCAAAACCACCCTGATCACCTGCCAGTGAAGAACCAAATGCTGAGGCAGATTGTAGGAACGCTGGATTGCTGAATAGGTTTGCAAGGTTATCGAGAAAACCGCCAGAGCTATTAGTACTTTGAGGCTGTTCATCTGTTGAAGTACTTTGAGGTAAAACACTTGGTGCATTTAAATCGTAATCATTATTAACTGAGTTACCAATATTATTGAAAACGCTTAGTGCTTGCTGTTGATCCTCTGGAGTACTTTCAGGATTTTGACGTAGCCAATTATCAAATAATGAAGCCATATTTTATTATCTCCGAAATGGGTTTGTACTGAACTGATTTGTTCCCAAGGCTTGGTTTAATAATTGCTGTGCCTGAGAATATGCAGTACTGGAAGGTGGCTGATAATTAAAACTGCCACTCTTTGTATGTAATGTTATTTGTGGTGCTTGTTGTTGCTGGTTCTGGTTTTGGCTTTGCTGAAGCCTGCTTATACCTTGCTGGATAAGCTGCGGATCAATACCAGAACTACCAGATGAACCAAGGCCAGCACTAAAATCTGGTGCAATACCTGATCCTGCCCCTCCAAGTACAGTACTTTGGGTAGGTGCGTAGCTAAGTGCTGAAGTTCCTGCACCGCTGGCTATACCCTGTGAACCTGTACCTGCCAGTACTGAGCTGGAAGAAGGTGCATAAGCAAGGGAACTGCCAGCAGCAGAAAACGGAGTTGCAGATACTGAACCTGCACCGATACCACTCGCTCCCGCTGCACCTGAGAATGGCGTAGCAGATACGCCAGCACCAAAACCTGTCATACCTGATCCTGCTGAACCTAATCCAGCAGCACTACCAGTACCGGCTCCCGTTGATACAGCACCACCTGCCGCCGTTCCAGCAGCCCCACCATAAGCACCGGCTGCCGCCCATCCGCCAAATATAGAAGCCACTACAGCCGCTGCTGTTTCTTGGGGGTGATCACCTACCCAACCTTTTATCCCAAAGCCTTTTTGAAATAGATCCTGATCTTTATGCTCATTATGAGTATACAAATCAGTAAGTTCGTCCCAACCCTTAGACGGATCGGTAACTAAGTCCTTACTGATTTTTACTGGATGAGATACAAGATCCCCTACCCGTTTACCAATTTCCCCTAAGAAGTTTCCCATGTGTAGTGTCCCTCTTAAAGTTTGCTGTAATCGACGATTAGGAATCCAGTGTTAGGATCTGTACTAACAGCTTCAGGTTTCTTCTTAAGTACTTCCTGTGCAATAACACCTCGTGCTGGCTGATTACCGGCAAGTTCTTTCCCGCGTTTAGTCCATTCCCATTCATAGACGTTGTGACCTGCTTCAGTACCTACTTTCCTGATATTTTTCTTCAGGCGTTTATCAGAGAAACCCTGATAAATTTGTGAAGCAGCCGCACCGCCTGATAGCAATGAGTTGAACAGTGAAGAACCGCCAGGTTGAGTACTGGAACCTGATGTAGTACCGCCTAAGCCAGCAATAGAACCAGATACAGGTAGGTAGTACTGAGAAATGAGGTTAGCCAGATAGTCACGATTACCCGTAGCATCAGTCTGTTGTTGCTGTTGAATGAGTGCAGATAGCTGAGAACTTTGTAACTGTGGAGACAGGCCATTTAGTACTGAAGTAGCGTAATTACTACCCTGTGAGTACAACTGATTACCAGTACTGGCAGTACCTGCAAGCCCTGCTAACTGCATGTTAGAATTATTGCTTAGGGTATTAGCTGCGGTATTGATAGCGTTGTTGTATGCGTTGCCGGTTATGGTATTCGCGTTATCAGCTTTCATCTGTGCAGCATCACGTGCAGCGATAGCCTGAGCTACCCCAGCACGAGAAGAACCCGCGTTACCGCCTGCAACCGCATTACGATCAATGCCGGTAAAGGTTTGTTCATTGAGTGTGTTATCAATCTGACGGTTAGCAGCATCAATCTGGTTTTGAACTAAGCCATTGTTATAGAGACTTGATGCAGCATTAGCTATATCTCCAGTACTGTAACCGAGTCCACCATTTGCGGCATTCTGATAGCCAGATAGTGCAGACTGTGCAGCACTGTTACCCTGTCCAAGCAGACTGTTAGTAGTGTTAGTTGCATCAGAACTTACGCCGTTCAAACCTTGCATGTACTGAGAATAAATTGAAGACAGATCACCAGTAGGTGAAATGTATCCTGTTTTCTGAGCCTGGTTATACCAATCACTAACATCACCTAAAATATCTTTGAGGTTACTTTGTGCTGGTTTCCAGGGTTCAGATGATGATTTTTGTGTTGTAGTTTGAGAACCAGATTTGAATAATCCCATCTTTATTCCTCCTTGAATTATTTTTTAAGGTACAGATAAGTCATCCCTATATCTTTACCATCTTTTTTATATTGTGTAAGACTCCAGTTTATTTCTTTAAAACCCATTCGCTTGAGTACTTTCACAACATACTTTGTATGATCAGGTACTGACGTAACAATTGTATCAAATGAAGAGATCTCAAAGATAAACGTAGCAAAGGCTTTAAGAAATTGAGTACTGTACCGACGCATATAGGGGATTATGAATGCATGTACTTCACATGTTTTAATACCACAAATAGTACCTAAATCATCTACTGTAAAAATACCACCAAACTCACCACCAATACTGATTTGAAATAATCCTTTATGTTCATTAAGGTGAACCATGATATCTTCCTCAGTACAATCATCATGTACTAAGTTATCGAATATTCCTGTCTGGTAAAAAAGTTGAGAAACATCCCTAAAACTATCAACATTAAGTACTTCAATTAGCCCTTTCATATCCGCTGAGGATGTTGGCTTGTTATTATTATTTTTCCCCATAAACATTCCTTGTTTTATGTTAGTGTGAATTTCCTCCAGACCCCATCTACAAATATATAGAGTCCTGCACCTAAACCACGGGGATTCCATGTAACCCCGTCTGCATATCGAATCTGTAATTCAACATCTTTAGTTGGTGCATCATATGTTTTTTCTGTAGCTATATGCTCGCCTACGCTTGTGAAGCCTTCCTGAATACGGCGTAGTTCTCGTTCAACATCGAACAGAGAACCAATAGTAGGTGCTGGTACGTACACGCTTTTCTTATTTGCCATTACCTTTTCCCTCGTGGCGTTACATCTATTCCATAGCTGGTTAGTGTCCAGTACTCTTTACTGAATGCTTCAAAGCGGATAGAGATATACCTTCCTGATACCCTGAAATCTGCCTTTCTATCTACGCCTACCTCAAACTCTACTGATTCACTCCAGGCTGGAGCATCATAAGGGTTCTCTGCAACGCCTACTGAAATGAAGACAGTACCAGTACCGGAGATCTGCGGATAAATGCCCTTCACCATTTTGTGGCTTGTTGCTTCTAAGCCGTAATCGTCAAAATCGATGTTTTGTTTGATAGCGATGGAAGGTAAGTTAACCGAGCCGCTTGAACCTTCGTCTACAGCCCACCAATCCAGTTCTTTAGTATTCACAAACAATGAACCTCTTACGAAGTCCTGCCCAACGCCATTGAATGTTGTTGGATCATCGTCCATTAACATTGCCTGTAAATCGATTAGACGATCATTGTCAGTAGGAAGGATGCCGTAACTGATAGTGGTTACGTTAGGAAGTTCACGGTATGTCCATGTATTGCTGTTAAGTGAGTAGATAGCGGCACGATCCAGTGCTGCCCCTTTTGATGATGGGTACAGTACCCATACCTCTTGCTTCGCTGGATATGCTTGTACTTTAACGTTCGCCGTTTCCCCTGCTGACATTGTTTCGAACAGATCGCGTTTAATCTTGTTCTCAATGATGGACTCCCATGTACTGCCGTTGTGGATCACTATATCGGACGTTGTAACTAAGAAGTGACCGCCTTTCACCTGAGCAACACATTCTGGAGCCAGTATTGAAAGATTATCGAAGATCTTACGGAACGTGAAAATGTCATTGCCGCCCACGTAAGTTACAAGGAAGACTTCTTGTGAGGTGTACAGGATGAAGTACTCACCCATTGGTAAACCGTCGATAAGCTTACCTCGTGCTTCTGAGAGGTCATTGAACCCTGCTGAGCCTGTAGTACTGGTAGCGTCCCATGATGGCGGTGCTTCGTTTGGTAGTGCTATATCTGACCAACGGATACGCTGTGTGTAATCAACACCATCTTCTAACATGCCGATTGCAATTAAGAAGTTCTTAAAAGCACGTAACTTACTGGTACGCCAGTTAACAGTACTGCCATTTTCAACGCCCCATGCTGTGAGATCTTCGAACCGGTTAGATGTAGGTTTGAACATTTGCGGTACGTTAGAATCGTTTGTAAAAATAATCACGTTGGATAGTTCAGTACAAAACCATTCATCGGCAGTCAAATATGCGTCTGTGTTACGTGAAACATCAATATTCGCAACACCTGTTGCTCGATAAATTTTATCGTGAGTACTGTAAAAAATGTTGCCGTTCTTTGGGTATATTTTATTAACCTGATCAGTTGAAGGAATCATTACTGATTCACGTGTTCCTGACTTACTTAATCCGCCATTTTCAAAAGAACAATTACGTACTTCTGTCCACGCGTTTGCTGGAGTTTCAAATGGGGGTACATCCGTTATCACCCCATATTGTGATAGTCCTTTTATGACTACTTGTGTCATTTATTATTCTCCTAATAGAAACGGGGATGGTGTATCCCCGTTCTTCTCCATAAGTGGGCGATTTTAATTAACCTGTACGTACCCAAATGTATACTGCTACGAAAGGCTGCATAATATTGTGTGCGGCATTACCACCACGCCAGTCTGTGTATCTGGTGTTGTAGTTAATTTCGTTAGAACCCTGGCCTACGTGGTTAGAACCGCCGCCTGTATTACCACCATATGCAGCAATACCGCCTGTGGCATGTTGGTGACTTGGCATCTCTGCTTCAGTCAGTACGTGCTGGTACTCACCGCCTGCTGAACCTGCCCCATAGTTACGAACTTCACCGCGTGAGTCTGATGTTTGTCCTACACCGATCAGTACTCGACCTTGTGAGTATGCAGCCCATGTACCTTCACCAAAAAAATCACGAGGATTGTTACCACGCGAGTAGTTCATGTAGATCGAACCTACCGGATACATCATGTTTGTGACGTTGGTACGCATCTGTGCCCAACCGCCAGCCCCAGCATCCAGCCCTGACATTAAGTTCTGTAGTGCTACGTTCCTGTTCCCTATGTCACCGAGGTTATTAACTTTGAGTAAGTACCGGCCATCGTTGTAAGAACGCGGCTGTACAGCAGTACTGTTTTCAGAAGCCTGTACATTAATGAGCGGGCTATTCTGCATATCCCATGCAGTACCATTACGCTTCAAATATGTTTTGAGATTATTAAGCTCATCTGAGGTAATGGTTGTTTGTTTATTGATGTTGGGAAATGATTGCTTCATAGTCTTTTTTATTTCACGCAAGAAATCATCGACCATTGAAACAGTATCTACGGAACCTACAGGGTTGTTAGTATTCATCTCCGAGATATAGTTACTATTATCTAAAGGCATCTTTTAATGCTCCTTGTTATTATTTTTGAGATCCGTCTCTTGAAAGTACTGGCATTAACTTGCCAGTACTTACATTTTTATTTTCTTATTGTTTTGTACATATCCTGCTTCGGTTTCATCTGCTTATAGAGTAAATACATACCCAAACCTCTCAGGATTTCACCACTCCAGAAGCCAAAGAACATCCCATTGTTCTCTACACCATTACCGGTATCAAGGCGTACAGCAGGACTCCATGAGCCATTCATGATATGCCCAGGTATTCCCGTATTGATGAATTTACGCTCCAGCTCCCCTACCACGTCTTCGATGAACTCAGGCAGTACTGATAGCGTCGATCCTGCAAGTACTGCAAAGCATGAACCAGCTAACCATAAACCTGACATATGCCCTGTGAAGTCCGTGGTGTCGAATACGCTGCTACCGTCAGTGTTCCAGTCCGTAGGCGTACATCCATGCTCTTTAAACTTCTGAGCTAACCATGTAGCCCAATTCTCTACGTACTGCTGCAATTTAGCCGGTACTGGTTTGTTCTGGATCACCAGCTCGTACCATGCACGTGCAGCACTACAATAAGCCCTGGGCTGATAGCCCGCCCACGCATGACCATCCCCCCAATGGAAGAATGTCCAGGTATCAGGTTTACCGTACTTCAAGTTGTCCCAACGATTCCAGATGTACGCACTCATACCAGGCCCTAACTCCCCAAAGTTGTTGTAATAACTTTGTTGAGATGACCATAAAAAATCGATCATATTATTCAGGTGAGTAGTCCATTCATTGGGTACTCGATCATGGGTATAGATGAACGGATGCATGTACCCCGGATATGGACTACCCCGCCATCCATCGAACTGAATATTGTCTGGAACAGAAATATTGCTGAACGGTATAACACCAGGCGTGAATGCTAAATTATTAGACTTGTAGTCGAGAATAGTACAATCACCCAATTTGGCAGTATGTGCAGTATCACCAGAAATCGTCACGCTGTACTTCATGGTGTAGCCATCATCCAGTGAGAACGTTGGCGGTACATCATTCAGGCAATACCAGTAGAAGTGAGTTTCAGCATTCTCTACTGGTGTAACAGAGAATTCTTCCAGTACTGAATATACCGGCGTGGACGGCCTGACTTCAGTATCAGCATGGTTAGGCTGATAGTCTCTTAGTACTAACTGGCTTGAGAAGAGGTTTTGAGTAACGTAAGTACTGGTAGGCTGTAATGTCCACTTCCAACGCCAACCATTATCATCTTGAATCCCGATCTCTACCTGTCTGGTAGCTTTGTACGTAATGCTGTTCAGTACTGATGTACCTGCATCCAGTAACCAGAAACCGATACCCATACCTGCACTGTCTGATGTGAATACCGTATGGTTCACTGTACCCTGACGTGATCCAAGAATGTTGTAGTCCGTCATCATCGAAGTACTTACATCTGGCTCACCATACGTATAGACGCTACGCATATCAGCCATGAAATATTCTTTGCCGTTAAGGTCAGTTACTGGTGTGAGAGAGCTAAGAGGAACATCATACGTCTGTACAGCAGTACTGGTACTCTGTGGTAAGTCGTACTGGTACTCACGTGCTGATGGATCTTTGTCTGTCTTCTGCTGTGAGAGTATCAACCTGATACGGGCACGTAACGGATTACCAGCACTGTCTACCCCACCATATTGAGTACGTACTTTGGAGTCCTTCGAAATCCTGAACCATACTGCCTGTTGTTCTAAAGTACTTTGTGCCTCTGCACTTTGATCGATAACTATGTACCCTTCTGAATCACGGCTGTAAGTAGCTTCTTGATCGCTTGGATAGAAGTAGTCATACGATATACCATCAGTAAAAGGCGATTTGTCGTTAGTACTTTTACGGAAGAAGCGATCATACAAATCGATTTCTGAATATGATTTACAGGTTTCTAAAGAACATTGCCATGCACGGTAATACACATCCTCGCCAGTAATTTTCCATAACAAATATGCTGCATCCGCAAACCATTGTTCTGCATCGGCTGCGTTTCCGAAATTACCTTTAGTTACTGCCACGTTGACCGGTCTATTATGCCAAGCAGAGTTAGTAGGCATTAAATAACCACCAAACTCTACAGGTACTTTACCTGTGAAGTTGGTCTTATAATCACCAGTGATAGAAGTATCTTTCAACTGCATAGTACCCTTCTCATCTTCTGAGTGTCCGGTACTTAAAACATTGCCATCCCAATCAATTTTTTTACCTTCCCAATTGATGATCCAGTCAATGTCATACTGCTGACCGTCATTACTCCAGTCAGTACTACCATCTGCTTTCAATGCCTGTACTGAAGCGTTGATAGCATCCCATGCAAGTTCACCGACAAAGGCAAAAGTAGCTTTATCAAGGTACTCACCGAAGTAAGGTGAACCATGAGGTACTTTGGTTAGACCGTTTGTATATGGAAGTACTACACGTTTGAATCCAGAGTGTGTTGGTGATTCCCAATCGATAGGGTAATTTGCAAGTGTTGGTTCCTTACCGTTGATGATCCAGTTACAGATATACATTCGTGGAACGTCTGGTACTGGTTCCTGATAGAAGTGGTCTATATATGCCTGAAAAGTCTTCTTAGCCATATCAAGCTGCCATTCATCCCGAGTAGCCATGTATGCATAGCAATGACCAATAATCTGTAATGACTGTCCCTCTGTGGTGGCGTCTCCGTTTGGCATTGCTTCTTGCATACTTGCTGCAATAAAATGACGGTTATTACTTAAGACCATTTGTTCATTGAAAACATAATGCTGCTTTGTTGGATCAATGGTTTCGCCCGTATTTCTTTCAAGAAAGTACCTGTGCCCTCTTAAAAGTTGCAGTACATTACCAGAGGAATCTTTATCATTATCCCATATGCTATGTATCATATAACCCTCTTTATTAATTCATGTTAAACCATCCACCATTAAAGAATCCTAACCATGTATTACCACCGTCATAGCTGGCGAGTGTAAGTACATCCATTATGTTTGCATCTAATGATAGTTGTGGTTTTCTGTCTTGTGACCATTTCACATTTGAAGGCCAATTAATGGCACGATCACCAAAAACATCTTGCAGTACTAACAATGTAATCTGACGAAATGCAGACTCACCGCCATAAGGTGCAAAGGTGAGATTAGTACTGGCACGGTCTAACGTAATGTGGAAAACAGATGCAGTACTTGCGTCAATTTTGATCGAGTCTGCACCGGCCAACGTTTGTAATTTGTAGTTCGAAGCAATTGGAAATGGGTTTGCTTCGGTATAGTAGCGGTACTTAATACCAGTACTGGTTTTAGCGAAGATTACGCCATCCTCCTGTAGTCCTAATATAGCCTTAGAGTTACCGTGCATGATCTCTAAATCTGTTGTGAGATTGTTCATACGTAACTCAGAACCATTACCCCCAAATGCCAACCCAACACCCTCGTTAGGTGTGGCGGCGTTGAAAGAGAACAGTCCTGTGATGGTCTGTGCCGTATTCTTTACTGCTACGTCTGGTTTACTGGTAATGTCATTCCAGCCTGGCGACCATGTTACAGAACGGGCACCAACCATATCTGCCGTGTAGTCACCCTTCTGTGGGTACACAGCCCCATGACGCTCATTGAATAGAGCCACGCCAGATACAGCACCTGCTGCCAGTTCCATGTAATGCTTAGCCTGATCTGCATCGGCTGCGGCTGATGACTGTGAGTTAGTAGCACTGGTGGCTGCCAGTTCTGCACGTTTGGCGTTTTCCTCACTGCTACTGATCCATTGCGGATCGTCAGTAGCGAGAGAATCAAATATCCCTGCCATATAATTTCTCCTTGTTAGTAGTACCGCGTGATGTTGTCTGAGTTAGCCCACGTCACTAAAGTACTACCCTGATACGATTCCCTTAGTAGTTGCTCCTGTAGTCCAGCTAACGAGGTTTCAGCCATGTTCCGCCAGTACTGAGCCTGGTCTGGCTGACCGTCAAAGATGTATGCTTGCTCCAGTGCTACCCATAGTAGAAAGTCTGGTACGGCAATCAGATACAGGTTGCTGGAATTACTTACATCAAGCTTTTCTGGTGCGATGTAATACACCACTTCAAAAGCAGTATCAGTACTGACAGCTTTATCCAGCTTGTACATGTTGGATACTGAGGCAAAGGCTATTGGCTGGTTTGAATAGTTCTGTACGTCATAGATCTTTTCATAAGATTGACGATACAGAATCTGATTGTTAGAACGGTTACGGATTGACTTTAATTCCAGTAAGTTTTTAGGTGCGGTCAAATAGTCATAGCCTGCACTCACTGTGAACACATCCACCTTTTCAGCAGCAGGATGACGTAAACGGCGATCTAATTCAGTTTCGGCAAAGTACACCCACGCTGGAATTTTACTAATGAAATACGCTTCCTTAGTATCAACGTATTTTTGTACATCCGTGTACAGGTCAGATACGTTTTGGTATTGAGCCATTTTATATCCTTATAAAATAAAAAAGGTAAGGCACAGACAAAATTTGTCATTATGCCCTACCCTTGAGGATTGGTTAATTAAGTACTAAGTACTCAATTCAATTAGATTTTAACGTTAGTGATTAGGCCACTTGATTTGAATGATTTATTCTTTAAGCCTACTTCGGTAACAAGTTGACGTGCTTCATAGTCACCAGTTTTAGCGAGTTCACTTAGGCTATATGGGCGTAGGGATTCTACAGACCACATAGAAGAATCGAATACCATAATGTCACCAACACCAGTAGTTGCATCGTACTTAGCCCAACGGTTGTTGATAATCTTCACACTACCAACTGAAGAGGTGTAATCCTTAATGTCGTTCACGAGTTCAGTACCGTTAGCAATGTCACGGATACGACCTTCTTTAGCAGAAAGAATCGCAACAATTGCAGCACGAATACGTGGGTGACACATGATGTAGTCAGGAGTACCGCCAGCTTCGAAGATACGTACAAGTACTTCATTCAGGTCATCTTCAGTTACAGCTACTCCAGCTTTATCGATGATGTTTGCTGAATCAACTTGTGCCTGGAAACCTGCGGTCATACGGCCTACAGTACTGGTTTCACCAGTTTTAACCTGACCAGTACCAACGAATGCGAATTCCATATCGCGTTTTAGTTCTTTGGCACGTAGCTCAACTTGGTTAGCAAGCTTTTGTTTGTTGCCAGCGATGGAGTTAACCATTGAAGTACCAGATAGGCGTACTGTCTTGGTAAAGATCTGAGTGTAGTTATTACGCTCGATTAGTAGGTTGTCTACGTGGTCTTTAGCGTCTGCACCTTCTTTAGCTGCATTAGCACCAACTTTTGCTAATTCTTCTTCAGCCCAATAGAAAAGTACATTATCTACAGTACCTTTACCGATCAGGGTCATGAATGGGGTATCTTCTGGAGAGATGTTACTTACTACGTCTGAAAGACTCTTATGTTGTGCAGTCATTGCACTTGTATTTTGAAATGCCATTTAATTTATGCTCCCTGCATTAATTATTATTATAGAATTTTCATCAAGAGATCCTGAGTAATGGCAGACTGTGATTTACCTTTTGCTTTCTTCTGTTCTTTAAGACCTTTCTCGATTTGACGAGACTTACTTTCTTTTTGGTTTGTCTTTTTAACAGGGGCACTCAAATGTGATTTAGACTCAATCTCTTTTTTCTTCTCAGTTTTTACGTTCTTGTTAGTACGTTCCTGTAGCTTCTGGTATTGCATTGCGTCATACACAATGTCCCATGCTACAGGCGAGGTCATGCTTAGTACTTGATCCTCTGTAAACCCACGGTTTGATAGAAATTTGTCTAATTCATTAATAGTACCGGCATTGAAGCCATCACGAGTACTCGCCATCTCTTTAAAGATGTTCTCGATTGTTTTTGCGTTTGTTTCACGCATAGAATTTGATGTTTCACGTAGAATATCATCAGCTAATTCAGAATCTTTCTTAGCCTGGATGTATCGTGAGTGGAATTCATCGTATTGTTCTGGTGTAGCTTGACGGCGTAAACCATCCCAACCACCTAATTGTTTTAATGCACCATCTAAACGTTCCATTTCGATGTTTGCATTGAACTTGACAGCCTCAGACCGTTCAACTGCTTTGGTCAGTTCTGCTTCAAGTGCTTTACGCTGAGTTGCAATCTCTTGCGTCTTCCTGGTAAATGCCGCTTGTCGCATGTACCCACTTTTGAGTTCGCTACCCTTTACGGTAACTTCCTCACCGTCGATAGTAAGTGTGAAGTCATGATCATCAATGTTGCTGGCCTCAGTACTATCAGTACTGTCATCATCGCTTTCATGTTCTTCATCTTCGCTATCTGCGGTTGACTCTTCTTCTGCTTCATAATCGTCTTCATCGTCATGAGTACTTTCTTCGGTAGTTGATTCGTCGGTGTCAAGTTCCTTTGGTTCTACATCATGAGATTGTTCCGCTGGGGAGTCTGCTGGCGATTCAGAATCTAAAAAACTTAGAATTTCGTTTGTTGTTTCGGACATAATTATTCCTCACTATGCATAGTGATAAAGGTTGTATTTGTAAGATGTTTAATTTCAGTTATTACGTATTAGTAGTCTGATACATCTCTGGGTTTGGAAAGAATATTTCTTTGTTCTGCTACACTGAATTTTAGTGTACTGATCTTTCCAAGAATGCGTTGTAGTGCCTGATACTCATAGTGAGCAATCACAGCATGTTCAGGTGAAGTTTTAATACCTGAAAAGATATCTTTTTCGACTTGAAGAATAATATCTTCGTATACTGGATTATTCAAAAACTCTGAACGCAAGGATTCAAACTTCATTTGTACTTCATTGTCATTCATTCATGCACTCCATAAATTAATCCCGTATTTCAGTACGGGTTCCATTTAGTGGACTACTTTACTCGACTTCAGATACAGAAATCACAGCACTGATGTAGCTGATATTTTTGATGAAAATATCTCCAGTACTGGATACGGTAATAGAGAATGGTGTAACAAGTTCAAAGCCATCGTGAGAAGTACTTGATGTAGTTCTGATAACGATCTTTGCAGTCGATTTGTTTTGTACTAACAGTGCCTTCCCTACTGAGTCAGGGAATACTGCATATAGGGAGATTTCACCATCTGCTGGGATAGTGTAATCAGGGTAAGTAGTTTTCATTGTGATTCCTTATTTTATTATTGTGGGTCTACCTGGAAGTACGAGCTATCGCTTGCTTCTGCACCTCTGAACTTAGCTTTAACGCCAATACGGGTATTACCATCAGTGACGCCGGTAGCGAGTCCGGTACTGTTGATTGTGGCAACAGAGGTATCATTACTGAAGAACTCAAGTACTAACTCAGGGTGAGTGGAAACCTCAGTAGGGCTGATCGTGTACGTGAGTTGGTACGTTTGGCCAACTTTGATAGTACTGGTACTGTCTGCGTAGGCTGATAGCGTTGACGTGACCACGCCTGAGCTATCCGTAACAGTACTGCCGTCGGTATTAGTCAATGTGACAGCAATACTTGCCCCGCTACCATCTTTCAGTACCGTCCATGTGCTATCTGCATTGATCTGCACAATGGTACTGTCCGTTGATGAATACTGTACTGTGTAGCCTGTAGAGGCTTCTGGATTCGTCGTGAAAGGTACTGGAGGGTTACTACTACCGATAATCGCTAAGCCCACTGAGCTAAGGTATACGGCCTCTGCGGGTACTACTGGTGCGTTAGTACTGTCAGTTTTGATGATACCGATAGAAGCAGTTCTGTATGTCTTATTGGTGAGATATACGGTTACATCCTGATCTACAGCTAAGGTTTCCCCTACCTGTAATTCATATCCCTGCCTTGTATTGTTTGAAGCACTTATTAGTACTGGAGTAGTTTTAGCCTGAATCATATATGGTGCAGTTTGAATTACTTCCTGAGTACTATTAGGTGCTAATGAAATGTCGCTTAATGTTTCGGACATTATTAACTCCTGTAATTTTAGGGGAAATCCATTTCCCCTTTAAATTGATGTGAAAATATTATTTCCAGATTTAATTTCAGCCTGAGCCATTTCCTCTTTGAGTGCTTCTTCTTTTTCAAGTAAAGCCTGCTTATCAGCCATGTTCTGCAACTTGCCATCAGTTTCATCCTGCTTGCGGATCTGCTCATGTGCCATGTTTTGCATATCTGCCTGAGCCTGCTGTTCCTGAAGCACAACCTTACGTTCATCCAGTTCAAGCTGTTTCTGAGCCATGTTGTTAGCAGTACTTTGGAGTACCTGATTCTGTTGGGTAAGCTGCTGTAGCTGTTGGGCCATCTGCTGCATCTGTTGCTGTAGCTGTGATAGCTGCTGCGTGAGCTGGTCTTTTTGCTGGATAGTCTGATCATCGTTCATGTAGTACTGAGCATCTGCAATATCCATGAGTTCATAACTCTTCACCATCGCGGCACGGATGTTACTTGCACTGGCTAACTTAGCGAGTTCAGTACCTGGTGCAGCCGTTGCAAGTACTTGTGCAAGGTTGCCGTACTTCTGGCTTTGTTCAAGTTTGGCTGTAGTACCCAATGGTGTCTTGATACGTACATCACGTAGTTCAGGCCATTCGTTAGGGTTGATAGTAAGTTGTTCACCATCTACCTGTAGTTCCCATGTACTGAAATTTTCACGCAACATGTTGTACAGAGTTTTGACAAGAGGAATGATCGCTCCGTTGAGTAGTGTGTTGATCACACTCTTCTGTACCAGTTGGCCTTCTGACAAAATCATTGCGGCACTTTGAGTACTGGAACCTGCGGCCAACGCTTCACCAAGCATCCCCTGTCCAACAAAGGACATGCCAGTACCGGATTCACGCATGGTATCGAGCATCTGTAGTAGCCCTGCTGAATCACCCATTAATGCTGATAGCTGGATAGGATTGATCGTACCTGGTGCTTTTACTGCAATACCAGTACCTGGACTGGTGTTAAAAATATCTCGTACATTGTGAAGCTGTTCAGGGTTGTACTCAAAGCGTGGACGGCTTGCCATTTCGTTATACACGAATTGCTGGCGTAGTAATCCGGTTCGGGCACTCTGAATAGATTTGGTTAGGTCTACCATGCCCTCACCCCAAAACATATGAGGTCTTGGAATTGGTGAAGTACCGCAATAAGGTACTTCATCTGTTTCTTGGTATGCTAAAAGTACGCCTTCGCAATAAAATACTTGATAGAGTTTTGATACCGCTATTTCTTTATCAGTACCTACAGTCTCTTCTACAGATGATTTGACATATAACTCATATAGCTCTACTTCACGTTGTGAGTTATCAAGAGAATCATCATCATTATCCAGTACTAAACCAGATTTACGGGATAGTGATGCAATATTACTATCAGCATCGTCATCGTTACACTTCTCCCAAACTTCCTGTACTTTATCTTCATCAATACCCATTTCTAATAAAGTACTAATAGTTGTCATCGCTTTATGACCAACAATACGAGCATCTCTAATACCACGTGCATCTTTGTTGATAATGAAGTTTTCAGCAGGTACAGATTCAATCTTAATTGCTTTTACTTTTGAGACTAAAACAAAGTAGCCAGTATAAAGTGTTTGTTCCATGACAGTGCTGATACCTGTTACGTCCATCTGCCCAAGTAAAGATGTTGGTTCTACCGGCATATCATTGCTGATCTGCTCGTCTTTCCTGTCAGTAACGATAACCTCTACTGATTCGTACTGATCATCAGACTCAAGCTGAGCCTGTCTGAACTGAAGCACATCCTGTGTTTGTTCTGTGAAGAATTCCTTTTCGATCTTGTTCTCTTCACGAATGATAGGACGCATAACCGAAGCACTACTTACCATCGCATCTTTGAAAAACGCACGGTAAAGGGTTTGCCTGTCGTTATCGCTATCCAGTACATCATTGAGTACTTGATTGATTACCTTCAGTGTTACAGGCGATGTAACGCCATCAGGTACTACTTCAAGCGATTCTCCAGAACTGAAAGCATCCAT